ACCACCAAACGGCTCGATGTAATACGTCGGCGCGATCACCACCCGCGCCCGGCTCATCAGCTCCCCCCGCACCTCTGGCCCCACCGCCCCCACAAACGACACGTGCGGATCGTCAATCGCCAACTGCTCCGCCGAATTATGCAGGCTCCCCTGGCCCGCGATCACCAGCCCCATCCCCAGCTCCCGCGTCACCTCCACCGCCACGTCCACGCCCTTCCGCTTCACCACCCGTCCGATGTACAGCGCGTAATTCTCCTTCTTCCACCGGTACGGGAAATCCATCCTCGCGAAATAATTCGGTATCACCGCGTCATACCAATCCCCGTTCACCATCCCCATCCGCCCGTACAAATAATGCATCCACGCGTAACTCTCAAACGCACGGAACCGCGCAAACACCCCCTCGTATCCGATCCCCGGCTCCACCACGAACATCCCCTCCCCCACTCCGTCCGCGATCGGCTTCTGATAGTTCCCCATCGTGCACAGCAGGAAATCCCCCGGTCGTTTTCGTTTGTTGATCTCCTCGACCGCGTTCTCGTTGAACGTCCTCTGTGCCAGGTCCGTCCCGCTGTGCCGGAAAAACTCCCGGTCCCAATCGTAATCCCCGTACGTGGCCCGCCGCACCTGCTCCGGCAACACCGTCACGTTCTCGTCACACGCCAGCTCCGAGCCCTCCACGCCGTAGAACATAACCACGTGGCCCAGCCCTCGCAACATCCTGGCCAGCTTGATCACCTTCTGCGTATACGCACACGTCGAGATCTCCCGCCGCGTTGGCAGATGCGCCAGCCCCAGCAGGTGGAATCGGAACCGCCGGTGCTTGTGCGTGAATTGGTGCGGTCGCCGAGGAGGCCGCCACTCCTCCTCCGTCAGAATCTGCCGCACCAGCCGGGCGTACAGGCTATCGCTGTGCCGCACGTACCGCTCGCTGATCCGCCCAAAATCCTCCGCGTCCGCCGTGGCATACAGCGCGATCGTCCTGGCCTGCGGATGCAGCACCTCCCCGTCTCCCCGGAACAAATAGAACTGCCGGCCGTCGTGATTGTATCCACCCAGCAGCCCGTAATCCGCCACCTCCACCAGATCCAAATTCTCCCGCACCACCTCCAGGAACGGGATGATCCCCGCGCTCCCCCACTTGAAATCCTCCCCCGGACCCTCCAGCGCCGCCACCGATCGCCTGTGGATCTCCCTGGCCAGCACCGACCCCGGCCGCACGATCACCCCGTGCGAGCTGAACGACCCCTCGTTGTTCTCGTCGTCCCGAGGCACCACCATCTCCCTGTCCGCCGGCAGCAGATCCGCCATTCCTCGCAGCGTCAGGCTATCCAACCCCATCACCACCCCGCCCTCATCCGCCACAATCTTCCAGATCAAATAATCGAACAACGCCACCCGCCGCGCCCGTCCCTCCATCCCCTCCAACGCCGGCCAGCTCTGCTCCACGTCGATCTGGACCACCTCGACCCGCTCCCTCACCAGCTCGAAATACCGGCTCCGCGGCTCCGGATCCGCCGCCATCCACAACACCACCGGCCACTCCTGCGCCCGCACCGCCGTCATCACCCCGACGTAATACGCGTACGAAAACTCTCCCCCCGTAAACACAAAATGAACTCGCATCGCTCTCGCTCCCAACCCCCGTCCCGCGGGTGTCTCAACCCGCCGCAGGATCCCCCAACGTCTCCCGGATCCGCCGCAACCGCCCGGGCCCAATCCCCGGCACGCTCAATAGTTTCTTATCGCTCGCCTCCCGCACATCCTCCACCGTCTCGATACCCCGGTCCTTCATCGCCTGCACCACCTCCGCCGGCAGCGCCAGCATCACGTACACCTGGATTTCCTCCAATGCGGCCTCCACCTCCTCCAACATGGCCGCTGCCATCGCCTCCTCCAGCGCCTCCGCCTCCCCTGGCCACTCCGCGAACCCATCCTCCACCAGCACCCGCGCGTACCAATCCTTCGTGACCAACCTCTCCCCTGCCTCGTACGCCTTCGCCCTTCCCTCCCAGTCGTTATACCTCCCCGCCTCGACGATCACGATCTCCTGCGTCCCCGCAGGCCTCTCTCGCCCCCGGGACGGGGGCTGCATCGCGTTGTGCTCCTTCACCACATCCGCCAGCGTCTGCCTATCCATCATTCCCTCCCATCCGTTTCTTTCTCAATCCGTTGTAGTATCCGTCGCTGTCCTGCAATCCGCGTTCAGTTCCGATAATCGCGCTACTCACCCCTCCATCCCCTCTCCCCCAGGGGAGAGGGTCAGGGTGAGGGGGAATTGCTCCCAGCCCCCGTCCCGCCTGTCCCGAGCCCAGTCGAGGGAGGGGCAATCCGTGCATCCGTGTCAAAATCTGTGTCGTGCTACTCCCCCCACCACACCGTCGCCGTCACCGCCGTCCCCGCCGTCGACTCCGCCACCTCCACCGTCATCTGTCCGCTCAATGGCAGCCGGTCATACGTCGACGTCCCCGATCCAGTCGACCCCGTCTGCTCCACCACCGGATAGTACCACCCATCCGTCGCCGTGTCGCTCAGCGCCATCACCGTCACCGCTGGGCTCGACAGTGACAATGTGATATCCGTCGTCGTCGTCACCGAACTACCGTAATCCAGGTGCACCGCGTACACGTGCCCCCGGATCGGCCCGTCGCTATCTGCCGACCCCGTCGCCGCACCATCATCCCCCGTCGCCGTCACTGCGATCTCTTCCTGATGCAGCCACCCATAACTCGTTGACGACCTCGCCACCGGCTCCTCCGGCTGCTCCATCAACATCCGCGCCGCCACCCCGCACACGATCGCCAGAATCGCCACCAACAACAACGGCTCCCAATTCCACGTCCTTCGTCTCATAATCCGCTCCTCTCCTGATCCGTCCTGTCCTGCAATCCGCGTCCCCCGCTCCCAGCCCCCGTCCCGGGGGCGTCCCGATCCGTTATTGTCCTGCAATCCGTGTCAAACTCCGTGTCTATAAAACGCCCGGAACTCCAACGCATCCTTCGCCGCCAGCGTCTTCCTCCCCTTCCCCATCACCTGATCCGCTGCCGCGCTCAGCATTAACCATTGCTTCGCCACCGCCAACCCCACCATCGGATCCCACTCCCGCTCCAGCAACTGCCGGAATCGCATCCCCAGCAGCCCCGCCCCCATCAACGTCCGCTCCCCTCCCCAATTCCGCCCGGACCCGCCCACCACGTACCGCGCTCCCGCCTCCAGGAGCGCGTCCAGCATCGGCGAATTATCATCCGCCAGGTAGCAATTCACCGCGAACACAATCGCCCCGCCCAGATCCACCTCTCGGAGCTGTGCCGCCGTCATTGCCACCGACCCATCGTCTCCCAGCCACCACGCCGCCCCCGGTTCCCCGTGCAAGTCAAACCAGATGAAATCCTGGCCCTCAAGCTGGCGCAGGTCGAACGAGGCACAATCGACAGGCGGACAGGTTATCGGCTTCACCCCCGCCGCCTGCCGAGTTGACTCCGCGAATCTCTCGCAGCAGTACGCCAGAATCCTCATCTACCGCCTGGCTGTCACATACACGTAATCGATATCAACCGTTTTCGACGCATCCGCGTTCGTGTCGATCACGATCACCGGACTCAGCAACGTCGCCGGCGTCACCACGTTCGCCGTCAGCGTCTTCACCAACGCCCCATCGATATAGAACTTCGCATCCGCACCCCCCGCATCCACCTCGATCCGCAGCACCTGGTACGTGTCGAACGCCGGTGCCTCTCCCGTCGCGCCGATCCCGGTCGCGTCGACGTTCGTGTCGACCGCGATCGCGTGCCATTCATCCGTATCCGCCGCCGTGTCGTAACAGAAAAACACCCCGTCCGCGGCGTTTGTTGTGTAACTGGCACCCGAGATCGTCGCCGGCATCACCAACGCCAAGCTATCACTCAATCCAGCGCAGATCACCGTATCCGCAATCGACGTATCCAGATGCAGCCGCGTCTCGAACATCAGCCCGCCCTGGCTCGCCGACCAGTGCCGGCCTACACTCATCCCCGCACAGCTCGCCGCGCACCCACCGGCGTTGTCATCCCCGGACACCATCGTCCCGACGCCATACTGCTCCTGCGCCAACGCCAGCGCCACCACCTGCGGATCGGTCCCTTCCACGTTAACCAGCTCGTCGTGGATCGTATCCCCCCAAAAATCCTCCATCCACTCCGCCGCCGTGCTCACGATCGGCACATCCGCGGCATCGATCGCGATATCCCAGGAGGTATCCGTGACGTCGATCGCCGTCTCGGTGCACTGGGCGTCTTCCGTCGTCAGGTCCAGGTCGATCCCAACCAACGTGTTGTCCGCTCCACTATGATCTCCACCGGTCAGGTTGACGTCGATCCCGATCAGATGATCCTCACCATCTTGTGCTACGAAACTGTCCGTCACGTCCAGGAGGTCACCAGACCCAGCCGCGGCCGGCGCCAGCGCAAACCCAAAGACGTCATTCCCACTCGAATCTTCCAGCACCAGCAGACTATTGCCCTGCGTGCTATGGCCTTGCACCACCAACTGTTCCTCGTCGGCCCCACCATCTACCATCACATTGCCTGTCACGTCCAGCTTGGCACCGGCACTGGCTCCACCGATCCCCATCTCCTGATTCTCGTCCAGGACGATGATCGGCGTCGTGCCCAGCGCACTGCCCAGCCCGATCTGCAGGTCGTCGTCGGTGTCATAGATGCCCGCGTAGAAATCCTGCGCGGCCCCATCGAACACAACAGCCGTATCCTCTTCCCCGGCGTCCCCGACGGTCAGCACTGGCGTGGCTCCGTTCATCGTGATATCGCCATACGTGGCGATCGCCAGATTCTCGTCTATGCCCAGTCCAGGCGTGGTTCCCACCGCGCTTCCCAAGCCAAGCAACAGGTCATTCGCCGTATCGTCCAACGCGACGTAGAAATCCTGCTCTGCGCCGTCGAACACGATCGCCGTATCCTCTTCCCCGGCGTCCCCGATCGTCAACTGCGGCGTGGCTCCATTCAGCTCTGCATCGCCATTGTTGTCTACCCAGAACAGATCCGTCCCGTCGCTCTGCTCGACCACGAACGTATTGTTCGTCTGCGTACCATGGCTTTGCACCGTGAGTTGCACCGCATCCGCGGCCCCATCGATCATCGCATTATCAGCAATCGTCACCGCGCTGTCGCTATCGCTGATATTCCCGGCCACGTCCATCGTGCTGTCGAAATTCGCTGCTCCATCCACCTCCAGCGTCCCCTCGACATACGCGTCCTCCCCATCCTGGCTGGTATCTGGCGTTCCATCCCCCACCTTCAGGTTCCCCGTCAGCACGTCAAAGTATCCCGTGGCCGCTCCCACCGTCATACTCACCACGTCATCATCCGAGGCCACCATCGTCGTATCGCCATCCGCGTCGACCGTCAACGTCGACCCATTCAGATCCATCCCGCCATCGAACGTTACCGTCGACCCATCCTGTATATCGATCGTTCCCCCGCTCTGGATCTCCAGCTCACCCCCGCTGGCCACGATTGCCTTATCTCCCCCATCCGTCACGTACCATCCCGTCTGGTATGCCCGCGATACTGGCTCCTCCTCCAGTTCCGCCTTCTGCACCAGCTCACCACACCCCACCAGCCCCGCCACCAGCGCAACCACCAGCGCCACCGCCAGCAACTTCCATCCGATGTCAATCCGAAATTCCTTCATCGTCCTTTCTCCTTCCCCTCCCCCTGCCCTCATCGAGCAGGAGGAGGGATTCACGTCCGATAACTCGTCTACCCGCCCCTCACGCTCCCGTCATTCCGAGCGAGCGAAGCGAGTCGAGGAATCTCCTACCCCACGTACTCGTGCTGTGACGCACTCGGCAACGTCGCTGTCGCCTGCGTCACCGGCAGACTGCGGGCCTCACCAAAGAAGATGATATCCCCATAGCTGCCGTTATCCACGCCACTCACCACCACGCTGATGAAATGGTGATCCGTCGCCAGCTTGTCCACCTCCACCGTGAACAGGATGAACTCTCCATCATCATCGTGCGCGCACGTGTGCTTGCAGTACGTCGCACTCAGCGTATCCAGCGTCCCGCTCACCGAGTCCGCCTGCTTGATCTCGAAAATCGGCGTGTCACTCGCGTTGATCGTCCCCAGGTGAATCAGGATATGGAAACGCTCGTACCCGCTCACGTCGATATAGCTCCCGCTGGCCGGATAGTTCCCCGCGCTCAGCGCCGTCTCGATCTCATTCGATCCATCCTCACACGGCACCACGTACAGTGTATGTGCCAGGATCATCCCACTCCGTCCCATCATCGTTCTGTCCTCCTATCTATCCGTGTCATCCGTGTCAGAATCCGTGTTATGACGCCGACACCTTCTGCACCGCAAACTTCCAGCTCTCGATCACGTCCCCACCGATCCGCCGCCGGATGTGAAACTCCACTTTGTTGATCCCCGTGTTCGAGTCCTGGAACCGCACGATCGACAATCCCAGCCGCTCCACGATCATATAGCCGCTGAAATCACCGAACAGCAGCGGATACGCGTCACTCGCCACGTCTGGCATCGCCTCGCTCTCGTACCACTTGTACCGCAAGAACGGCTGTCCGATGCTCAAATCCTCATAGTAGAATCGGCCGTCCCCGTCTTGGAACTGCTCGATATCGTCCGCCGTGCTGCTGTTCCCCAGCCAGCACGCCCGGCCGCCCATCCGGTATTGTGTCGCGATCCCCCGCCGCAGGCCTTTCACGGTTTCCACCTTCAGCGCGCTCGCGTTCCCGCTCACAGTCTCGCTAAAACTGTGGCTGTTCGCGCTGCTCGGTAGCAACCCACGCGGCTTCCCCGCGCCGTCACCCGAGATATACGCGGCGTCCTCGTCCATCGCCAGCGTCACCACGATCAGGTCGTTCAGGATATCCACCAGGTTCGTCGCATCCTCCACCAGGCTCTGCGACACGACGACTTTATAGGTGTACGTGTGCACGCCGATCTGCTCCAGCCCAAACGTCCAATCATCCGCTGTTGGACTCTGCACCTCCGTGCCCCACAGGCCGCGCATCGCCGTCGGATACCGGCTGTTTCCACCGGTCAGCTTTAGCCACTCGATCATATTGCTCGACGTTTGCACCACCCGCGCCCCGGCCTGTCGCACCGCCGTCAGCCCCGGTAGCCGCTGGATGATCTCCGCCGCCTGCTGCGCCGGCACCGCGAACCCGCCCAGCTCGTCCATCCCCTCCACCATCGTCGCCTTGATCTCCGCGACCGTCACCCCATCCTGCAACATCGACTTGACCGTCTCCGGTGACCACACCTGCTGTCGCAGGATCTTGTCACCCTTGCCGGTCCGCAGATACCGGTGATACGCCTTCGCCTGCTCGTACTGCAACTGGCGATAATCCGTCCCATAGATCTCCCGCATCACCAGGCTCGTTGGATCCTCCAGCGGCCCGAACCGCAGATCGTTGATCGCCTTCGTCATCGCGTCCTGCGCGCCAGGCCCTGGCGGATCTCCGTCCTCCGCCCCCATCGGCATATCGGCCGGCAACTGCGGCGCGTTCACCTCGTCGATGATCCCCTGCGCCCGCTTCATCCCCGCCGCCTGTTTCCTCAGCTCGTCCGCCTCGTCCAGCAACTGCGTCGCCTTCGCCGAATCCGGCACCTCCTGCGTCAGCAGCGCCTTCGCCTCCTGTGCCTTCTCCCGCGCCTGTTTCAACAGCGCATTGATCTGCTCTTTCACGTCCATCGTATCCTCCTAATCCGTTCTATGCTCCAGCCCTCGTCCCGCCTGTCCCGAGCCCAGTCGATGGAGGGGCATCCTGATCCGTTCCTGTCCTGCAATCCGCGTCAATCCGCGCCCGTCATTCCGAGCGAGCGCAGCGAGTCGAGGAATCTCAAACCTCCTCGATCCCCACCAACACCTCCGTCGCCCTGGCCAGCGCCTTAGTCACCTCCAGGCGCGACGCCCCCGCGTCGCCTCCGCCCGGTTCCGGTCCTTCCAGCATTCCCAGGTACGCCTTCAACGGCATCACTGCCGGCAATCTCGGTTCCATCGGCGTCGGAGTCAGCGAGCCCTCGATGATCGGCCATCGGCTGATCTTCCCGTCTGGCTCCCGCCGCGCCAATCTCGCCGCCGTACCGCTGCTCCACTTCAACTTGCCCGCCTGCACCATCTCATGGACGATCTTTTCATACTGATCCGCCAGATCCAACACCGTCTCCGCCCAGATTCCCACCTCGTCCCGTTTCGTCTTGATCGGAGCCAGGATCCGCTGCGACAATCCCTCCAGACCTGCCTTCAGCGGGATCCCGTGATGCACCATCGTGTCAGCCCCGTCCCCATCGGCCGGCCCGTAGTACGTATCCGCCGCGAAATAATCCGCATTCGTCAGATCCGGCTCGCCCGGCGTCCCGAATCGCACCAGGTACCCACCGATCCGTGCCTTCATTCCGTCCAGATCCACCGCCTTGATATCATCCCCAAACGCGATCATCAGATCGTCTCCCAGCGCCTTCTCCCCCGATGACACTGGCTCATACGCGATCTTCACCTTCACCGGATCCCCGAACTCGACCTCCCCCTCATCCTCGATCGTGTACGAATAGCTGTACAACCCATCTGGCGCTTCCACGATCACCAGGTCGTCGAACACCTCCTTGACCCAGTAGCTCCCGCTCTCCACCTCCGGTGCCCCGCTCCGCTTCGCGAACGTGACCATCCACGCATCCCGTACCTGTCGCCGCCGCTCGTCCAGGCTGTACGACTTGTTCTCCTCGGCCGCGTTCCCCTCCATCGCTCTCAGCGCCCGATACGCCGCCTTCAATGCCTCCAACGGCACCTCAACCCCATCCACCTCCACACTCTTGATCTCCATCGCTCATCCTCCTCACGAATCACGCATCACCCATCACGTCCGATAATGCCACTACCCATCCGTCATTCCGAGCCTGTCGAGGAATCTCACCGAATCCCCATCGCGTGCAGCACCGCATCCACACACATCTTCTCCACCACCCCGCTCGACTGCACCGCCTCCACCGCCTTCTTATCCGTCATCCAACCCGCCGCACGGTGCACCGTCGCCTGTTTCTCGTCACTCTGCACGAACGGTGAATAACTCGCCGCGTTCCCCACCACCGCCCCCGTCCCCTTCTGCCGCGTCGTCCACCGCTGCCCGAGCTGCTCCGACGTCTTCCTCCCCCCGATGCTTCCATCCTTCCGCCGCCACCGTGGCCCATACCCCCGCTGATACCATCGCCCCTTCGTCGCTGGCGGCCGCTTCGGCGGATACACCGCGATCTTCCCTCGCACCTGCTCCCCGATCGCGAACGAGGCCTTCTTCAGCGCCGCCGTCAAATCCCGCCCCAGCATCCGCCGCACCTCATCCATCCCCTCGCAAGTAATCTCATCCACTGCAAACTCCCAGCCCCCATCCCGAGCGCCTCACACCCCCGTCATTCCGAGCGGAGCGCAGCGGAGTCGAGGAATCTTGATCCGTGTCACTTTCCCCGGTACTCCAGCACCGTCCAACACCTGCAACCCACGTGCGCCGGCGGCCCGTCTGGGAACTCATCTCGCCACACATCCTCCGGCTGCCCGTCCAACGGCCCGCAAATCGGACACACCAACTCATCCACCCGCGTGTGCCATACCCCCACCATCTGGATCCCCGCACTCATCTCCAGCAAATTCGCATACATCCGCGTCGCCGCCGAATACGCCCGCGTCACCTCCGTCACCGCGATCATCGACGCCCGGTAATCACCGAATGCTGGGGCTACCGCCGCCTCCAATTGCTCCCGCGTCATCCCTGGCATCTCCACGAACTGACGGACCGCCCGCGACACCACCCCCCGCGTCGTCTCCGTCAACCCCGTGATCAACTCGTACGTATAATCCCGCGCCCAATCCGCCGCCGCCGCGTTCACCACCGCCGGATCGAACTGCACCCCCACTCCCATCGCCTCCCGCAGTGCCACCTCCGTCGCGATTCCCTCCAGCTCTGGCTCCAACGTCTTCCGCAGATCCGCCTCCAGCGCTGCATAATCCAACGCCCGCCCGGCCTCAATCGCCTCCGCGAACCCGTCCAGATGCGTCGCCAGGATCCCCTTGATCGCCCTCAGCAGCGCCCGCTCCACCGCGTCCCGCCCATCCGGCGCTGCCTTCACGAACCGGAACGCCCCATCCGCCCCCATCCGCTCGATCGCCGACCGGATCCCCGCCGCCAATCCCTCCGGAATCCACTCACTCACGAACGCGTACCCCGCCGCGCTCTTCCCCTCTCCTTCCAACCGCCGCGCCACGCTCCGCCACCGCCGCAAATCCTCCAGCCTCTCCCTCTCCCCCTGGGAGAGCCTGCCCCGAGCGACGTCGAGGTGGGTTGGGGTGAGGGTTCCCCTCGCCTTCCCCTCCATCCCTGGGGTGAGGGCCTGCCCGGGCCCTCCCTTCGTCACCAGCGGCACCAACGTCTTCCCCATCACCTCATCCGCCAGCGGTTCCATCCCCAGGTCGCCCCGCGCCTCGTCGACCGTCATCACCTGCCAATTCTGCCGCCGCTCCTGCACCAGCAACTTTCGGTCCCGTGGCCGAATATCCTCGAACCGTGCCCGCATCCCCTGTCCGTAGTGGGGGATAATCACCTGCTCCGTGATCGCATCGTGCATCAGCACCAGCAGCGGCCACACCGTATCCTCGATCAACGTCGCCTTCGCCGCCTCGCTGTTCGCCCGCGTCGCTTCCTTCGCCCAATACCCCGCCGGCACCCCGAACACCCGGTCGATCTCCTCCCGGCTGAACTCCCGCCCTGCCAGGAACTCCAGATCCTTGTGATTCTGTCCCAGCACCTCCGCGCTCACCTGCCCCGACCTGGCCACCATAAACCGCCGCCCCAGCTCCGTCAGCTCCCGCAGGATCTCCTCCTTCGCCTGCCTGTAAACCTTCGGATCCAGCTCCGCCGGCAGCCCGATCAACGTCCGCAGCGTCGCCTCCTTCGTGAACGTATCCCGGTTCCACTTTTGCGCCGCGATATCCGTCTCCATCGGCAACTGATACCCCGTCCTGGGACTCAGCCCTCGATGGAAATCGAACGGATTCGGGAACCGGAAAAACACCACCTGCTCGGCCGGTATCCTGATCGCCGGCTTCCCGTGTCGTGGCTTGTACGCAAACCCCCCGATATACGCCTGCGAATCCGGAATCGGCCGCATCCTCGCCGACGGGACCGGCAGGAACCCAGCCAGGTCCCCCGCCCCGTCGAACAACTTCCACCAATACGCCTCACCTCTCAGCAGCCACCACGCCACCGTATACCGCAGCGTAAATGCCTTCGGCCAGAACCGGAACGGGCGCTGCATCAACTGCTCGAACGGGTGATCTACGATCGCCGTCAGCGACTCATTCTGATACTCGTACACCCCCAGGTCCGCCTGCGCCACCTTGCCGCTGATCAAGTTGATATCCGAAAACACCCAGCTCAGCGTCAGCGCCAGCCGCTCCTTCTGCTCGTTCGTCCACTGATCGAAATCCAGCTCCGGCCGCCGCGGTGCCTCGCTCTCGAACACCGTCCCGATCGGCACCCGTGCCGGATCCGCCTTCACGTACCCCAGCCGCTGTAAACTGCTATCGATCCATCGATCCCAAATCGGCATATCCGTATCCGTTATCCGCCAAGTCCTGTAATCCGTGTCCCCCGCTCCCGTCATTCCGAGCGAGCGAAGCGAGTCGAGGAATCTCACGTCCCAGTATCACCCTTATCACCCGTCCCCATCCGTTCTGTCCTGCAATCCGTGTCATTTCCTGCGCAAGAAACTCATCCCCCGAATTTCCTGCGCAGGAAATAATCCGCTTCTGTCCTGCAATCCGTGTCCGCCCCCCGTCATTCCGAGCCTGTCGAGGAATCTCACGCCCACCCCAACCCGTCCCACACCGCCGGCGCCAGGCTCGCCACCGTGCAATAATTCTCCGCGTGCATCAAGTGATCCGGCCCCGTCCCCGTATACCTCGCCACCTTCTGCCCTCCCGGCCCATCCTCCAGCGCCCGCACCGACGCCTTCAAATGCGCGTAATAATCCACGATCCCCCGCGCATCCCCTGGCAGCGTGTTCTCCTGGCTGTAGAACCGGCCCAGCGTCTGATCCAAC